CGATCATTACATCTTCAAAGGATCGCTCTGCGTCCTCTGCCTCAGTGAACAGGTCAGGCAGCTTTGCCATGATGTCGGCTTGCTCCTCTGCGGTCAGGTTGAATCGCTTGACAGCCCAATCGACGAGCTTGGTGGCTTCAACCATTTCGTTTGAGGCTTTGACGGTTGGGTAAATTCTCTCCATCAGCGTTATGAACGCCTCGCCCATCTTTTCTTCTTCAGTACGGGCAATGGCCGTGACTGTGTATAACTCAGTCAGCGCTTTGTTTGCGGCCTCGGTTGCTTCCGTGGACTCGTTCTGTGCTTGCGACTGCGTGTTGATAGCGTCAATGGATGCGTTTATTTGCGTGTTGATCTGCGCTTGCGCCTTGAACTGATCTCGCATAGCAACCAGTGCTGCACGTTTATCCTGAAACGTTTTTGTGTGTCCTACGGCCTCGGCTTTGTAGGCTTCAGCGCGAGCCACTTGCATGGCCTCGATAGCGGCAATCTCATCCTCGATGGCCTTGATCTTTGCGTCTGATTCCCCGCTAAAATCCAGCCATCCTTTCATCTTCGCTGCAATGAGTTCCGCATGTCTGCCCAGCTTGGTTAGCTGCATCATCCCCGCTTCAACAAACCAGCCAACAAACTCGATCAGTTGGTCAATAATCATGCGAAGTCCTGAAGGCAGAAGCATGAGCGCATCGAGTAGTAACTGCGGCATTTCAGTTACGAGGAATCCCCATGACCCCGTTATGTAATCGGTTGTCGCCTTGTTGGACAGCATGACTTCGTTGAAGCCGGTCTTGAGCGCGTTCAGCCCAATCTGGAACTCGCTCACGAACGTCTTTGCGTACTCTGACATGATGTTTTTCAGATACCCGCTGGACATCATGTTGACCAGCCCCTCAATAGCGCTGGACACATAGCCGATGCCCCTGACGAACAACTCCATCGCCTCGCCGTCACCGAGTTCGCGCCACAAATCCTCGACCTTTTCTCCGAGATACTTCACCTGCCCCGGCAGCGTCTTTAACTGCGCTTCCATTGCACCGGCGAACTTGGTATTGCCCATGTCGGTGAGGTACTTAGTGATAGAGTCAGCGTTTTTCTGAACATTGGTGGTCACGCCTTGGAACGTCATGGCGATTCCATCGCCTTCGTCTTTTGCCGTGATGCCGAGTTGCTTCAGTCCGCGATACATGCCCATCGCTGCCATTCCAGCAGTGTCCGCAACCTCGCTCAAGTCCTTGCCGGTCGCTACAGCGATATTGCCGAACGATGTCAGCACTTCCTCGGTTGGCTTTATGCCAGCCACCGTCAATCGTGAAAATGAATCCGTGACCGCCTGCATTGTGAACGGCGTCTTATCGGCCCATTCGTCCAGCGCGGCGAATGCGTCCTTGCCTTGCTGTAGTCCACCAGTGAGAGCGGATAGTTGGCCTGTCAGCTTTTGCGTTTCGATCTGCGTTTGATAGATGTTTTTGGCGACCATCACCAACGAGAACCCACCAACGAGCGCGGTGAGTTTTCCGAACATATTTGTCAGGACGGAACCGGCAGCATCAAGACCTCCCATCTGCCGCCGGAACGATGCCGCGTTTCGTGCTGCATCTGCGGTTTCGAACTTGATGGCAAGCGAATGTGTCTCTCTGTTCATGGCCTAACCCTTCCGCGATATGGTTTCATTCTCAGGCCCTCGCCATTCATCATCAATCATCAACATCAACTCAGCGAACAGTGGCGGGTCATACTCAGGCCAGAAGTTCAGGTAACGCTCGATGCTTGCCATCGTGATGCCTGCGATGTACTTGTACCCGGATGGACGCTCGCGTGCGATCACGCGGTACGCCATCAACAGATTCAGCTCATCGGCCCCCAGCACTGGCTCATTTACCAGCGCTGGGGGCATTTCTCCTGTTTGATCCCATGCCCTTTCAAGCACCCGAATGTTGTCGCCCCACTTGTTCAGCCAGCGGATGCTTTCGGCGATTTTTTTGCGGTTGCCTGAACCTCCTCTTGACGGAACAGCGCCGATTCTTGAGCGCAGCTTTCAACAAAGGATCGCAGATCAAGATCGTTGGTCAGTGCCTTGACCGCGAGTTCCGTGCTGTGCGCCAACTCGCTGCCGTCCTCGTTTTTGAAACCGCGCCAATCAAGCAGGATGCTCTCGGCGTAGGTCTTGGCGATGATCTGCGCCATCTGCTCATCGGGCAGATTGCCCTTGTCGATCTGGCGCTTGTACGGTTGCCTGAACTTTGCAAAGGCAAGCCGGTTTGCCGGATTGCCGATGCGCGCTATCAACAACTCGCCCTCAAGGTACTCGACCCACACGCCTTCCCGTTCCCGCAGAAGTGCCGCGCTATTACTGTCTGTCTGAAATCCCATTTCCGTTCTCCGTTGGTTGTCCGTTGCTCCGTTGAAGTAGTCGGCGGGACGGCAGGCACGGAACACACCTGCTCGCTTTCGCATGTCCCGCCGATTCAGTTCGCTTACGGATGCCGCGTGATAGTCGGCTTAGTGGAGATGCAAAGGAACTCGGCATCAATCATGATGTCCTGATCCTGACCACCTGCCGCTGGCGCGTTACCAGATAGCTTGATCGCCGGAAGCGTGAACGTGTAACCCTTCAGGGCCGCGTCCTTGATTACCCATGACAGCGATGTCTGCGAGTTCGCCAGCATCTTGGTGAACACCGCCCACGCTGCAACCGATGCGTAGCAGCGCATACGTCCGCTGATCCGCCCTGTTCCTTTCTTCTGATCCACTGGTGAAGCGGAAATCAGGCTATTGTTCGGCCTCATTCCGTTGGCAATGGACAGAGTGATTTCATCCACCACGATGCCGGATGTCGCAATGCTGGTTCCGTCAAACGTGACTGTATCCATGTCCACGTTGCCAGCCATGATCGGGTTCGCGCTGACCGCTGCGGTCGATCCTGCGCCCACCAGCGAGGTCGTGGATTGAAAACCCTTCTGACCGGCGAACGCCACGGAGCCTTTGACCACTTCGCCGAACTTGAATGACAGGTCCAGCTTGTCAACGCGAGCGCCCTTGATCTGCATGTAATGCGGGGTCAGGTCGCTGAATTCCTTTTCCAGCGTAAACGAAAAATCCGTTGTGCCAAACTCCAGCACGTTCGTTGTCCACGCATCGCACATGACCGCTTCCAACAGATCATCGAAATCGCCATACGACAGTTCAAAGTCCACGCTGCCGCTGTTCTCCTCGCTCACTTTGATCTGGTCCTGCACCATGCGATCCGTGCGGATGCGTGCGCTCTCCGTTACAATCGGCTTGCTGTTCAAGCTGTCCGAGTTGTGCGGAATGATCTTCCAGCCGGGATCAGAAACCGGCGTTGTTCCATAGGTAATTTCCGGCACATACCGGATCAGTGTTCGATTGCTCTCACTCATTTTCGATCCTCCTTAAAAAAACTCATCACGTTGGTATTCGATGGAGACTGTCACTCGGTAGTAGCCGCCATAGCCTGCCGGTTTTGAGATGCGCGGAGTTCGGCAAAGAACGTCACTGATCCGCTTTTCTCTGAATATGGCACACGCCGAATCTGCCAACGATAGTGCCGCCTTTGTCCCGTTTCCTTCGCGAGCGTAGCAGTCAATCTGGATCACGCCAAAGTGCCTGTACCGCCCGACTCCGTTTCCTCTCCCGCCCATTAATTGCGAGTCACCTTGCAGCAACACGAAGCGCACATACGATGCCTGATTCGCCGGTGGCTTGAACGTGCCATCATTTTCAAACTCTATCGGCGTCAGGTCATTCCACGCATCCGCGAACTCGGATTCAAGCGTACCGAGTTCCACCACCAGACTCATTTGAACTCCGCCACGGTAACGCGCACCATGCCTTGCGGAGCTTGCCTCTGTGAGTGCCCGTATTCCAGCGCACTGATGTACGGCGCGTTGTTCTGTATGAACACCGGCTCAAATCGCGCAATGGACGCGGTATCCAGTGATGGCAGGTAGTTTGGCGAGTTGCCGTCACTCTCGCCAAAATCTTCCTTGCCGAAACTTGGGAACCAGTTTCCTCGCGCGTGTCCGGTATCGACCGGGGTCTTGTCAATCACTGCGCGCAGCACATCGAGCGTCAGCTTGCGAACATGCTGGCTGTACGCTGCCTGTATCTTGTTCTGCGACATCGGCGGATGGAAGGCCATTATGACGGCCTCCGTAGCGTCAATTCATGCAGCACGCGCCCATGATTCTTCGATCCTGATATGCCCCATGCCTCGCCTCGGAACGCGGCGCTGTGCTCACTGGTCGGCGTGAATAAGCATTGATTCTCTCTGATGTAAACAACCACGCTGGTCAGTTGCGGTTCCGGTTGCGCTTCGGTGTAAACATCGGCGATGCCATCAGTAGTGAACTGCGTCACGGCAGCGGCATCAGGAACGACCTCACTGGTGGCTGGATTGTAGCTTCCGGTGTCAGGCCGGATGATGGTAATCTGCTCCACCAGATCACCGCACGCAGCCCATGCCGCATCCGTGTTGCGCTCGATGGTCGCTTGCAGACTCATCGCCGCAAAACCTTATGCGATATTCCACTGCTCGCCTGTAACGCCAGCAAGCCGCGCAAGTGCCCTTTCACGATGTCAGGCATTTCGGAAATTACGCCGCCACTGCCAGCGGGGTCACGAAGCGACATCTTGATCGGCCCGACCGTCAAATCCGACAGAGATTCACCACTCGGGGCCACGGTTCGGTCGCCCTGAGTTAGCCACAGGGCCGTTTCACAGGTTGCCCTTATCAGCCCCACAGGAAGCTCGTC